TGCCTTAATTGACTTTGATGAGTACTGGGCAGAAAAATCGAAAACCCCTCCGGGTGAGCATTGTGAAGAGGCGTGAGGGGTCTTATTAGGACAAAGATACAATGAATGTAGTAATTGCTGATAACGTTTTGCGTATATGCGAGGTACGCCAAACCATGAACTTAAATAATTGTAAACCGCTTCATGGCGTATCTTGCATATACGCTGTTAGCACATCGTTAAAATTTTATGGATTACACAGAACTTGTTAGAGAATTGAATACCGAGCTTTATGAAAGGTTTGGGGAAGTTGAAAAAGGATTTGAATACTCAACTACTGGATTTGTAGATGCAATCAGTTTTGATGGAGTATTACTTTGGAACTCTGAAATGGAAGTAAGAGAATGGATTGAAGATAAAAATGATTACGAACCTTTTGAACCTTTCATAAGGCGAATTTTCAACGAGTATCTTGATAAGATGCACACACTAAAATTTTAATGTGTGCTAACGGTTCGGGTATTAGCGATGTGCCGGATTTTCAGCACCACAGCCGATACGAAGAACCACAGTTGAATTTAAAATAAATGTTTAACCGAAGCAAGTCAGCCGCCATATAGCTAATACCTTGTTAGCGGCTGCCCTTCTTCACAAATTGAAATAAAAATGAAACTTGTAAAAACAACAGAAAAAGAACCAAAAGAAGAAACTTGGTATTTAGTTAGATGTCCGCATTATTCTGAAAGCGGATGGGAAATTGCTCAATGGATTGATGGAGAATGGCATCACGGACACATGGCTCAAAGCTGTCATAAGTATGTCATTTCTTATCACCCTGTCCCTTTGGAGGATATATAGCATTACCGCTAACTATCCTATTGCCGCAATATTGCGTGATATATTGTCGCAAATATCGGCAACTTTTGCGACAGAATTGTACGGCAATTGTCCGTACTTGCCGTAAGCTTATGCCTTATGGCCTTACAAATCCTTGCTGAATCAGGCCAGCATTATCGCAGTTAAAGCACAGACCTTCACCTCTTAGGTTCAGCTGCCTTGCCCAGATAGCCAGACTTTGCTGATAGCCATCAAGGAAAGTTGCCATTGCCCTCTCGGTAAATTCCCGGTTGCCCTGAGCAAAGTAGTTGGCTCTCGGTGAGGCTACCTTCTGCCAGAGTATCTGATAGCAGAGCAGATTTGCCCAGGCATCAAGAAGAAACTCCTTTTGCTGGCAAATGAAGCTATCAAGTGAGCATAGCAGCTGAGCATCTATGTACACTCCAGACTGGCTATTGTCCTGACTCCATGAATCACCAAAGCCATAGCCAAGCGGAGCAGTTACCGGGAAGATGCTCCACCCATTGCGCCACAGGTAGCTGAAACGAGAGGCACATTCCAAGTCCATTTGCTGCCATCCATAATCACTGAACATGCCTGTGCTGGTAGGTAGATTGGTGCAGTCAACCGCCACCATAATGTTCAGCTTGTCAAAGTCTGAGTAGAACTCATTATTGACCGGCACATAATTCATTCCTGGACCAAGATTAACAGTGCCACTATCCAGCAGCTTGCCATCCTGAGTCTGGAATATAAACCAGTCAATGCCATTGACCGCTGGCCCGGCATTGTAGATATATATCTGCTTAACCCTTAAGGACAAATACTTGCTGCCCTGAATGCTTACGAATGTGCCTTTCAGGATAGCCTCTGCCGGAACTACTTGCACCTGCTGCCATTGCTGCACAAACTCCTTTCTGGTCTGGAATAGCACCTGATCTAACTGAGCCTCTGCTGCGCTGTATAGGGCAGCCTGAATGTCTCTCTTAATCTTAACATAGCTAACATTCTGCGCTGAGTTCCACATGCCCACATAGCTTACCTGCTCCGGTGTGGCTATCTTATCAAGCAGCTCCGAACTCATGCCGGGATAGTCATTAATGTATAGGCCAGACAATGGCTCACCTGTGGTGCAGCCTTTCAGTCCGATGTAGTTCTGAAGACAATTCATAAGCACAAAGTTAATTATTCTCAGCTTTGTCTGAGCCTGCTGAGGTAATGCGGAAAATCTTGCTTGTAAGTGCTGCCCATGAGCCAAGCACCTGAGCCAAAATAAACATCAGCACCGAATCAGATGCTTGTACCTGGTTAATCTTATAGAGGTAACCCACTCCCAAAAGCAATCCAATCAGCACAGCAGTAGTGCAGGTGTAGGCATACACTTGCATCCGCTTGGCGAAGGTATTGCGAATCATAGTCCGGGAATTAATCCCTTCAGCAATCCACCTACAAATCTGCCCCTCCTCTCTGCTCTCTCCGATTTGCCTGTCTTAGTGGTGGCAACTGAGTCAACATAGATAACTGATTCTGCCACTGCCTTTGTCTGAGCTTTAATGCTATCAATTCTTGTCTCGCACCGAGCAACTCTGAACAATGCTGCTGTGGTAAAATTCTCGTTGTCCTGGACAAGTTTATCCAGCTTCTGGTGTGCTTGCTTTGCGAAATACACATCACCTGCAACATAGCCAACCATGAGCAGAAGGACAAAAATTATTTCTCTTGATACGGTCATTTTTTTCTTAACTTTTTGATTTCAACCCAAATTTTTTCATAGCCAGTCATCATCCTGACTTCTCCTTTCTCATCCTCCCACAGGTCTTTTTGCATCATGCGCTTGTGGATGTCATGGATAATTACTCCCAAACGGTAGAGTAAAATTACTGCCCAGCCATGTGAGTATGCCCAGGCTTCCAGCTCGTTGTAAAATTGAATATCAGGGTTAGTCAAATTCGTAATTAAGATTGCTCCGTAGGCAGGCAAATCACCCATGAATTTGACCAGCTCAGATTTGATTTCTGTTGTCATTAGTATGTCCAGATGAGTGACTGTGGCTTCGTTGGATCACAATCAACATGGATAAATGTACCTGCAATTCCGATTCGCACAAAGCCAACCTCAAGCAATGCCTGAACAATCTTAAGCCTATTGACCGAATCATTGCAATGGATGTCGGCAGCCCAGCCTCCCAGATGTGGAGAGTTACTTACTGCTTTATATCCCTTTTTTTTCAAAGAAATATTATGAGCCTGAGTTCTGAACCCTGAGTTAATCCGGAAGGCAACACCAGCAATTTCTCTGGCCTTGTCCAGCTTAACCAAGAACTCCTCCTTCATGTTGCTTCCTGAACCAGGAGCATCGGGGGAGTCAAATTCAGAAAGCTTAAAATACTTCAGTTGCATGTTGTAAAGTTACTTAGTTCTGGTAAATTTTTTAGCAGCACTTTTTACTGACTTTTTACCAACACAGCCCCAGGCTTGTCTGCTTAAGTCATTAGGGCAATGTTTCTTCCCCTTGCATTTGGGTATCCCAGAAGACCTCGCACAGTAGGCATCGCCCTTGGCTGTGCCAGGTGCAATGGAATAGCCCTTTGCACCAAACTTAACAGTCCTGCCATTGACCTTCTTTTGAAACTTCTTCTCAGCCATTATCTGCCTTGTCCTTTATATGCCTTCTGTCTTGCTGCCTTTGGCTTTCTTGATTTACTATGCTTGCCCTCTCTGCGCTTGCCAAAGCTAATTTTAGCTACCGGAGTGCTGCCTGTCTTTGCCTTTTTCATGCTCAAATATCGTTTATTATCACTTACTTTTGTAATCCTCTATGAGCGTTGAAGATAACCTTTACACCCAGAGAAATGGAGCTGCTCCGGGTGCTTGCCAATGGCAGGCACTTCCTGAAGGATCAGGCCAACCCTAACCGCTATAAGAAGCACTGGGGCAATGACCAGCAGACAGCTGACATGCTCGGTGTCATGGGTGAGTATGCTGTCAGTAAGGCTCTCAAGATTCCAATGGATATGTCTTGCGGTCTGGAAGGTGATGGAGGCACTGACCTTATGATGGATGAGTATAACATTGATGTCAAGACCACCAAGTACAAGACCGGGAAGTTAGTCTTCAATTTAAATGATGAGCTGAAGGCTGATGTCTACATCCTATGCTGGGCAATTGAACAGGCAGCAGAGGTAATTCTACAAGGCTATATCAGAAAGCAAAGCATGGCTGCTGTCATGGTTCAGCAAAACTTAGGCTATGGCCTCCGAAATGTAATCGAGCAGAGACATTTAAAGCCTATCTCCCTACTTTTAGCTTATAGGGAAGGAAAGTAGGGTGAAAAGGTAGGGTGAAATTGTGACAAATTGGAACAGGTTGCCTACAAGTTGTAGTCACCTGGGGACAATGTGTCCCCATCATCTTAGACCTGCTCTGCCCTTCTCCTTTGCAGCCTCATACTGCTCCTGACTCACAGGCCAAAGCTGATGCCTGCAATTATAGCCTCCTCGGTAAATAAAGATGGTGCTGCTGTTAGTGCCTTTCATTCTGCCATCCCAGCCTTTTAGATTGGCCCAGGCTTTGACCTGGTCAGTGGTAAAGTATCTGCCTGACCTTGAAACGCAGAAGGCTCTGGAGTCATTTATGACAGTGCCAGCATAGAGATAATACTCTACATCCAAATCCTCCGCAATAGTCTGGATATACTCACTGTTAAAGGTCATCACAGCATCATTAGTTGTCTGCTTAATATACCTATTCAGAAATGCTGATTCCTCTGGAGTGCCTTCAATAAACTTTCTGAGTGTCTTATTAAGTTCAGACCTTGTGCCTATGCCAGCAATGTTGTCCTTCAGTACCTCTTGAATGGCTGTGCCAAAGTTTTCCCTGATGCCAGCACCAAGCAGAGCATCCTTGGTTGTGGCTATGTTAGTCTCAAGGATAGCCTTATAGAGAGCCTTCTTTTCACTGAAGTCACCTAATGCCACAGTGATGTATTCATTGCTTAGCTCCGAAAGCATTTCAAAGCCCTTGATGACCTCAGACACTTGTGCCTGGTAAGGAGCATTAGTAACAATAGTGTCAGCAATTTCTTTCTTGAGTTTTATCAGCTCCTTCAATGACTTGGCTCTGTCCTTGGGATCAAGTGACAGATTAGAGGCAAGGTCAATTACCTGATCGGATAACTTGCTGAATACCCTGGGCAGAGCATCATCCATCCGGCTTTCAATTGCCAGCTGAAGTTCCTGAATTTGCTTGATTAACTGCTCAGGAGTCTTTGCCATATCATAGTCCTTCAGGCATTATTGGCACAAGTGATTGCCTAATCTGCGCCTGCTTTTCTGCTGCTAAAGCATACACCTCTGCCCTCTGCACATTGAATGGCTTATCATACCATAAGGCATCCTCTTCCACTTTCTGAGTGATAAATGCTGCAAGGTTAGCACTTAGGATGTAATCGAGCTGAGAGCAGCCATTGCTGGAGAGCAACACAGTCTTTTCATCTGTGGTCTTGAATGGCAGTGGATCAAGGCTGCTCAGGAGCTTGAGATAGGTCTTTTGAATGCTATTCTCTCCGTACAATTTCTCGACATAGTCCATCTCAATCCCGGCAGTAATCAATGGATTAAATTTGCTATCCACTGCCTTCTTGAGCTGCTCTGATACCATGTCGGCAGTCATCACATCATAGTCAGTAGGCACAGTGATTTGCGGAAGTGCAGCCTGTATCTTGTCGCTGTCCATCAAGGAAGATGCAAAAAGTGCATTATACCTCTGGAGCATGATGTAAAAGCAGACCTTGCGATAAATCTGTGCCAGATGAACGGTCACCGAAAAGCAGAAGGTGTTTAGCTCCTTTCGGTCATACTCTTTGGCTATGCCAGACTGAGCAGCTGGTATCTGGCTGAGCAATTCCAGACCTATGGCTTTGAAGCCTTGAAATTCCTTTTGTAATATGTCCTCTTGAAACAATTTAACTGTCTCTACTGGCCTCTCTATGTAGCCAGCCGGAGGCACTGGTGGAATCTGTGGAGTAGGATTGACAGCTGAAACTCGGTCAATGTTAATCTCCATCAGGCCAAATGGTGAGCTTGATGCTCTACCAGAACCAGAGCAGTCATTGCAACTGACCTTCTCCTCCTTTCTGTTTGTCCTTATTCCTGTGCCATTGCAGGTCTTGCATGGACTCATTTTCAATGCCCACTTCTGGGGCAGGGCATGCATTGCCCATAGTATGTTCAGGTCATCAGTCCTGAATAGTACCTCATTCCAAGCTGGCAAGCATGGAGCAAGTACTGAATCATAGACCAACTTGCCATCCTCCTCCTCATAGATAATGTTGCCTACCTTACAGGCTGGGAGATAGCCAAACTCATAGGGCAGAATGAATACCTGAAATGGCTGGTCATAGGTGTACTGATTAATCTGCCTGAATAGCATCAAACCTTGAGTGGTGATGCAGAGGAACTGATCCCACTTCTTGCGGTTAATGTCTACATACTCATCAACCTTGGTAATCACAAAGTCCTCCTCCTCCCAGATAAGGTCTTCTGACTCTATTATCTGAGGGTAAGGTCTTGACCAATCCAGTGTAGTAGTGCCTGATGGGTCTTCTACGAAGTCCTCATAGTCAGGAAGTGTCACCACTACTGCATTGGCATCCATTAGATAGGTCTTCAAAAACACATTAAAGAGCCACTTCTCAAGGCTTCCTGTCTTTGGCAACTCCTCCTCCACATAATGCTCAAGAGTGTTGTTCATTAAACCTATGCGCTCAGCAATGCCTGTCTTCTGGAAGTCAGACTCAAACTTGATTTTAAAGTCATCAGCCTGCTGAATCTTTTGCAGGAATGTATATACTCTTCCGGTGGCAGTGGTAGTCGGTGCTTGCCATCTGCGCTTCCTGTACTCCTTCATCCAAGGTTCTTCACTCGGATGCTGAGTGTGGAGGAGCTTTTCGGGATACTCGTTTTCAAAGTGATACTCCAATTCCTCGGCTTTCTCACGAGCTTCCTCAATGTAGTCGTGCCTGCCTTCCCGGATTTTCCGGTCGAGCAACTTAGATAGGAGTACCCCGATTAACTCTTCCATGTTTACTTAATTAGCCTCCGCAATTGACGGTCAAAGTAACTTCCTGCTGACCAAAAACGCATCCATACTCATTGGTAACAGTAACCATAAAGATGTATGTGCCATTGGCAGTATTCACCCAGTTAAGAGTGCCGGTAGATGATTCCATTGTCAGAACAATGTCATTGATGTCATCACTGCCATCAAGCTGTTCAATTGACCATGTTAATGCTGGTGCGCCTGAGATAGCACCTACATTCAGCACTGCTGCGAATAAAGCCTCTTCAGTACCTTCAGAGCAAAGTGATGTCCAGTTGAATCCTTGGTAATCTGATCCACCCTGCATCGAGATGATGTAGTACAGCCCCTCCAGGAAGGTGTCAGTGTCAAACTCATAAGGCAGAGGATTGACCTTGCTCACCCAGTTTACTGATACTTCAGCCATCTGGTAGGTGTTCAGGTCAGCAGTTACTACTGGATCACCGATTACTGTTACATAATAACCTGAGGCATCCCAGATGCGACCAGGTGTGAAGTAGTAAAAGTCGAAGTTCTGAGCAGTAGCAAGGATGTCATTGTAGAACTGAACATTGTTCTGAACAACACCCTGCATGTCCTGATAATTGACAGTGTGTGTCTTTGCAAGAGCCTTAGTGTTCTGCATACCTCTGCCAGCAGTGGTTGCAGTTTCAGGCCTTGGCTTTTCACCAGAAGTGTTAAACACAAGGTAAGCCTCTCCATTCAGATAGCGGTCATAAAGAGCAGCTATCCAGAGGTCAGCGGTAGACTTCTCGTTGGCAGTGAGGGCAGCAGACTTACGAACATAAGCCACCGCCACGATCTTATTCTGAAACTCTGGGTCACAGAGAAAATTCTGATAGCACCCTACATCGGGGCATGTTAATGAAAATATTGACATTGTTTTTTAGCAAGTTAAGCAACTTGAGTTCCTGGGCTGAAAGCCCTGAATGAGTGCCTGAAATTTCATTTGTGATAAAATTTCAAATGAGCTTTGATTGGTGAAATCCTGAGTGGTGGCAACCTCAACATCTCCCCGAACAAAGATTGACTTCCCTTCCCAAATAAAGTAAGGATACCGGGTGGCATCGGTCATCGCTAATTGTGTATCCAAGTCAAAGAAATCTGTATGCAAATCTATGGATAAATCCTGTTTATTCTGGGGTCTTCTATGTACCCCATTAGATTGTCTGTATAGGCTTTCTTCTATCACCGGCTTTTCTCCTCCACCATTAAGACCAATGCGAACTCTCTGCTTCCAGCCATTAAAGTATTCAAAGCCTTGGGCAATTGAGTCTGAATCCTGCCAAAACTCAATCATTGTACTAAAGCAATCAGAGGCATCAATGTTAATGATGTTGCTCAGGCTGTATAGCTCAAAAGAGGTCTCTGTTTCAGGAGGGCATTCGCACGGTTGATACTCGGTTGCAAACCATAGAAAATTCCAATTGTCTTCAGCATCCGTAACTCCTGATTGCATTCTATATTCTTGACCACAATCAACCGTAACTACCCATGTGAAAGTAAAATCATTCAGAGGTTCACTATAATCAACAGTCATACCAGGTATGCTATTCCCAAAGTCAACAACAGTAGTAATCAAATCAATTGGCGCAATTGGGAAAGGTGTTGGGCATTGATAGACCTGAGAGTAATTTGTCCCATCGAATAACGCAAATGTTAGAAACTCTCCAGGATAGTCCTCATTCATTGTGTTTAATTCAATCAATCCACTCAGAAAGTAATTGAAGGTTAATTCACAAGTTCCTGTTGGCGGTGTAATGGTAGGCTCATTATATAAACCAATCCGGTAACACCCTTGCTTGCTTGGAATTGTAACCGATGCTTGCAACTGTTCAGCATCAATTGTGCTGCACACACAAGTGTAAGGCTCAGTTGTAAATAGCTCATCATTTACACCACCAGACAATTCATTGTTAAATGTGTAATCAAATCCACATGGTAAATTAGAAGCAGTGTAGGTGAATGTATAATTGCCATCCTCCTCCGTTATCACTATGCCAAATGCTGATGCAATGGCAGTGATGCTGCTCATGGTCAATTCGGGTAAGCCAAAAATTAAAAGAAAGCTACCAACACCAATAATTCCAGGCTCATCACTTTCAATTGTCCATTTAAAATTTACCGGAGGATCAAAGAGAGATGAGGGAATAGCATTATTTATTGCATCAAGGTAAGCCTCTACATTTTCAGCTGTCAATACATAGCTGAATGCATATTGACAAGCTGACTCACAGGTTATAGATGTCGGTCTAATTGCCGTACCTATCTGCTGAATGAATGTTCCATCCTGCTCAAACAACCCAACTAATGCAGAGTCAACACCAAGCATGTTGGCATCCCAGACATTAAACTGGAATTGGTCTCCTGGCTTGGCCGGCATAGCATAGAACTCCTCAGAGACATAGCAGCCTGAAGTAAACTCTACAAATTCAAAGTCAAATGTGTCATCATTATAAAGCCATCTTCCTGCCTGAAGTGGATAATAAGGCAATGCATTTGTTTCGGTGTAGGCACTTAAAAAATTGTAAACCGGATTTGCAAATTCATCAGAGACAAATCTCTGCCAAAGCCAATTGCCATCCAGTCTGCCTACCAAAATAAACTTCCTTCTGGAGGCATTTACAAAATTAAATTGAACTCTTTCGTAAGTAGTGAATGAAGGATAGTTAACTGACTTTACCCATCCATCCGGCATGGTGAAACTATTATAAGTAGCCAGTACGGAAGTGGTATAATCAGTATCACCAATGGATGCCTGAATGATGCGCTCCATAATGCTGATAATGTAGGTATCATCTCCATCCAACTGAGGCAATTCAAATAGCCTTTGATTTTGATAAGGCAAATTATCGGCAGGAAATCTACTTACTACTCCATTTACAAGTTGCAAGTCTCTTGCTCTGGCAAGTGCAGATGTAGCAACATTGGTTGTCTGGTTAAGTGAATATACAGGAGGGAAAAAAGCAGACCCATTTAGATCAACAATTTTTAATGCCTCTCTTGCCTTAACCTCTTGCTCTACTAATGTAAAGTCAACCCCAATCGGGAAAAAAAGACCCGGAGTAAAGGCATTGACATTAGCATTAACTACCTGCTGTGTGGTGTTGTTAAAAAACCCATTGATGGTAATTACCTGACCTGCTGTTGTAGCCGTAAGGTCAGGGTTAAAGATGTTAATGTTATACTCCCAATTGGGGATGTCGCTTATTTTTTGAATGGTAAAATCAAACTCACCGAAATAGGGTGACTGGGTGTAAGTGTTTATGAATTGCTTGACCAGGTTATACCATTGATTTATGGTTTTGCCTGACCAAGGGTTAGTAGCAACATAAGTAACCAAGTCATTCCTGATTTCATTGAGAAGGTCAGACATGATCTGGTTATCCGGGTAAAATCCGGCATTCCATGCTTTGCTAAATCGGTAAAATGGATGTGGATTAGCCATTGCTCAATGTGTCAATTATCATCTGTGTCGATGTCTGAAGAACTCCATTAATAGTTACCTGATTAGCAACTAAAGCTATAACCGAATAGTAAATATCATTTTGAATCGTTGTCAAAACCACTTCATCAGAACTATGTTGTAAATCAATGACATTGTATTCTAATCCATTAAATAATAACAATTGATTATCAAAAATTAGTTCTAACATATTATTGTGGGATTATTTGAATTGACCTAATAAATGCTGAGTATGTTGCTGCACTTGATGCAGTTGTTACAATTATATATTGACTGACTGTCCAATCTATGGCAGAGATAGTATTCGTTCCATTAATTACATCGGTAATTGCTGTTGTGCCATTTTGTGGTAAATTATATTGGGTTTGTGTTGTTGGGTTAATAATTAAAACACTTCTTTCCATTATTGTAGCATTATAAGCTAATGCTGCTACAAAATTCCACAATCCTAAGTTAAATGCCCCCACAATGCTTGCCGGGTTTGTTCCAATGTAAATTCTGGTAGCTACTACATTAAATCCAGGATTGTCTTTTCTAATTCTTACAATAATTTTAAAAGAAGTTTGTGCAGAAAATGTATTCGCAGGAATTAAGAGAGTCTTATTAATTGTTTCAGCAGTTCCGGTTGCCTGAGTTTCTGTGGTGTCTAATAGATATGATGCATTAATAGTGCCACCATTTCTTGTCCAACTTAATAATCCCGAACCATTAGTCTGCAAAACCTGACCACTTGTACCTGCATTAACTGGCAATGTTAGATCATAATTAGAACCCATTGCCTGAGCCTTGATTCCTACCGATTGAGTTCCACTTCCTGAAGGTTCAAGAAGTCTAATTTCTCCGGCACTTGTTCCATTGCTAAATGAAGGCACAGTAGTGTCAATAACCACATTGCCAGATGCATCAGGAAGAGTAATAGTTCTATCCGCAGTAGGCGCAGTTAGTTGGATGTAGGTCTCATGGGTGTCAGTCTCTGATCTAAATCCAAGTACTCTGGTAGCCTTCTCCCACCATGTAGTTAGGTAGTTGGTTATCCCAGTAGGCGCAGAGTTGGCAGAGTGAATATGAAGATGTCCATTGCCATTGCCTGTGCCTATCTTAGGTGTTTCAATCTGCACAAATCCACCTGAATAAGTGAGTTCAGGAATGCCTCCGAATGCTCCGGCATTGTTGTATTGAACCTCTGTGTCTGCTCCCCCTGGCACACCTCCTGATGTACCACTTGAGGCTGCTGTGATTCTGCCTTGTTGATCAACGGTTATGTTGGCATTGGTATAACTATTAGGAGTGACAGCAGTATTAGCCAGGTTCAAAGTAACTGCTCCACTTGTGCCTCCTCCACTTAATCCAGTTCCGGCAGTTACCGCTGTAATGTCTCCTCCTCCCCCTCCTCCAGAGATTGGGAAAAAGCCAACCATGCGCCAACTTCCTGAGCCTTCAGAGACAAGCATGGCACAGTCTCCGGCAGCAGTAGTGATGTCTGAGCCTCCGGGCAACACAAGAGTTGCTGAGTCAGTCAAGGTACATACCCCATCGAAGACCAGGATAAACCTTGCCCCTGCCGGACAAATGCCAAATGAATTTACACCATTGAATGCTCCGGTTATGTGCAGATAGTTGCCCGATGCATTTGCCAGATTAATAGTTGCAGCAGCAGTTAATGCACTTCCCTCATTCTCATAGATCGCATTCTCCAGAGTACTCTTGTCCTTCTGGGTGACAAAGCTATCCACAGCATCATCAAGCCATGCCCTGAGTAGTGCAGGTGTGATGAAGTTAGTGTTATTGTCCGGGAAGTTAGTTAGTGCATTGGCATCTAATGATGCCCTGGTTATGTTAGCCATCTATGTCGAAGCCATCGCTGAAGCCATCTGAGAAAGCACCTCCTTCAAGGGCATCCTGTGCTGACATCAGCAGAGTGAATTTAGTTGTACCTCCGGAAGCATCCTCTGGCTGATTGGTGGCCTCGGTGATAAACCCTTGAACATCCAAGCTACCAGAGGTGAGCCTGACTTTCCGGTACTGCTCATCTTGGCTCAAAGTTAAGAAATCGCAGAGACTTTGTGGATAGCTAAACTCAATGCCTATCGGCTTAAATAAGTACTCCTTTTCTCCATCCCTAAGCACATCCGGTCTTGGGCTGACATTTTCATAAAGTGGGTCATCAATTAGATACTGCTGGCAAGGTTCGGTGCTGTCATTGATCTGGGAGTAATAGCCGGTCTGATACTGGCCTACTTGAAACTGAAGCTGTGGATTTGTGAGTCCAAAGGTGTGCATGCCAAGCACCTTCCACCACCTGAGTGCAATTCGTGCCGGTGTGTGCCAGATGTTGTAAAGGTTTTCTAATGGTGAGCTACTGAAGGCAATGAAGCTGGATGGCATGCTGATTTCTCCAGGAGCAAAGGTAACTGTGCCTGTCTCCTGAGGCAGATTGAAGCAAGTACCTTCAATGTTGTCTAATGTCACCTCTGCTCTGGTCAGCCAGATGATGAATGTCTCATAGTCATTTGGCCTATCTGAAGTAGCACCGCCAAATGTTATGCCGGATAGCCTTCTGCTGAACTCAATTGCATAACCTTCTCCGATGATGTTTGTTCTCATGTCCAGCTTTGCTGTTGAGTTTTCAGCCATTGCCCGGTTAGCAACAAAGTAATTGCGGTCAGTGTGTATGGCAAAGACTCCAGAAAGCTGTATGTTTTTCCATGTGTCGGTAAAGCCAAGGGTGATGTTGTTCATTAACATGTCAACCTTAGCCATCTGGGTTACTTCACCGACATTAAAAAAGGTCGAACTAATTGAGTTCTGGTAAAAGTACTCCCTTGGCTCAACTCTGATTTTCCACTCTGATCCAGTCCACTCAAATGCCCATCCAAGGCAAAAGATTTTGTCAAGGTCTTCAAAGATGGCTTTCCAGCTTGTCCTTAATGCGCCAAGTCCATTCTGACCATCTGCCTGCCTTAATCTCAGGCCATTGGTCAGGGCATTGTTCCAGTAACAGCCATCATCAGCCTCACTAAAGCAATCAGACAGCAGCTTATTGTTGCTGCCAGTCATTACATAGATGCTCCTCCTGAGCCATTGCTCAATGGTCAGGCAATTGGCTGTGGAGGCATACTCTCCTGAGTTGACCTCCTCCAAAGTTATTGTGTAGCCCTTGTATAGAGTTATTTCAGTCGCTCCCCCAATTGCCAAATCCGGTAAAAAAAGAAGAGATAATTTAATGCCTGTGGCAATGGTTACCGTTCCTGTGTAGGTAGTATTAATGACCTCAACATCACCAGGATTAAGTGTTGCAGTATGCAGACCTATACTTGGTGGATACGGTTCTGGAATATTGCCATTAAGCTGAAGAAGCAGTAGGTTATATATGGATGGATTTGGCCCAGTACTCTCCGCTCTCCAATGGATAGTAATTGTGTAGGTAAATGTCCTTGATGTAGTGCCATTATTGATAAATATCGGGCTATTACCAAGGTTGCCAGCTCCCGTAAAAAAAATGACATTAGTATTAGGAGTGCTTCCAAACTCCTGAGTAAAGTCAGATTGCTGCCAGAAGGTAGGGGCAAGAATGAATGTCTGTAATGCTGGCCCGGCTGTGTTGCTAATAGTGTTAGTGTAGTCATCTAAGTTCTTGCCATTAGCCTGAAGGTACAAGTCTTGCCTGTGCAGCCTGATCTCCTTTTGACTAATGGCTGATATAGCATTGTCATTCAAATCCGTTGTGCTGGTCAGGTCAATCTCTACATCCTGCCTGGCTTTGAACTCCTCCCTGAAGTTGTCATCAATAATGCCAACAGTTATCTCCCAGCTATCAGTGTCGCAGACATTATGCTCTTGATAGATTGCCATGTTGAGAAAGCCATCAAACTGCCAGGGAGCATTATTGTAGCCTACATCTGAGGTAATGGTTATGGCAATCGGCTGATTAATGAAGTACTGGTCATAGATGGCCTTGATATATTTTGCTCCCTTATTATAAAACTTTAATTCGGTGCTGAATGGCTGGTCAATGCCATGACTCTCCATCCGGATAGCAGTGAACTCAATGGCATCCCAGCCTATGGGTTCTTCTACTTCATTGCCATCAAGGTAAAACTTCCAATTTGCCATGTAGCAAAGGTAAAAAGAAAAAGCCCCTGCATCGCAAGGGCTGTTTCACTTGATCTAAACCAATAAAAGTACCTATGACTATTGCGAACTTCTGAACCTGTTGTTCAAAATCTTTGTAGTCCTTCGCTCGGTGCGAATATACTTCTCAAATCCTCGCTCATCCATATTAAGTTGAGTGATGGGCAGAGACTTTAAAATGCTGCCTAATTCATCCAGCTTGCCTACCATTGGATTGGCTGTTGTCTGTCCTCCGGAAAGGCGATTAGCCCAGAACACCTCCTGCTTGCTTAGGCTGGAATTAGGGATAACCTGAGAGCCTTTGGGCAGGTCAACCAGGGTAGCTGTCGGTGGAGTGAAGTAAACCTTGCCTGACTTGGTTACTACCTTCTCCACACCTTTCTCACCAACCATTGCCAGACCTCCTTCAAATGGCTTGCCTTTTGTACCCTCAGCAAATTCAGGTACTTTCTGAGCAAATATGAATCCAATCTGGGCAGCCTGAGCAGCTAAGGTAATAGCAGCAAGTGGTAGTGTCACAGGGTTACTTGACCACTTAGCTATGATGGCAGCAGTTTCAAAAACTACTCTGGCAATGGCTGCTGCTCTCTCAGCTTCAAATTGCTTGCGCTGAAGTTCGGCCTGCTTTTGCTCTCTCCTGGCATTGATTTCTGCTATCTTTTGCTCGTTGCCATCAGCTAAAGCTATTTCTGCATTTGCCCTTTTATTTAATAAAGTTATCTCCCTATCTATTGATTGGGAGTATAAATTGAATGCTCCGGCTGCTAATTGATTGCCTAACTCAATGGATGCTGCTTTAATTTCCTCTGCTTCCTTATATTTTTTAACTTCCTTATCAATTGCATCTTTATAAGTACTCTCGTATTGAGAAACGAATTTTTTCATTGCTGCCAATCGAGAGTCAAATAATTTTTTGTCATCCTCTTCTCTCTTGGCATTCTCTTTGGCTAAAAAGTCAGTCAATGATATGGCTGTTAACTTTTCCTTCTCAACCGCATCCTCATAAGCCTTTGCTGATGCCTTGGCTGATAGCTCAGCATTGTCTACTTCAATTTGTTTAAGACCAATTTTCTTCTCTAAAAACTCTTTTTTAAGGTCATAAACCTGCTGTTCATAAATTTTTTCGGCAGCAAGTGCAGCAGTAGGGTCACCTCTTAGCTCACCCAATAACTTGCGCTGCTCTTTCTCCAGGTTAAGAAGTTGCATGCGGTCTTGGAAGTTCTGCTTTTCAGCAGCCACTCGCTCCTTCTCTGCTTTCTCGGCAGCTTTTCTTGCTTTTTCAGCATCTGCCTGCCTTTGCTTTTCAGCATCAGCTAATTGTTTGGCTGTCTTAGCTGAATTTTCAGTTCTTATCTTAATCTGTTCTTCTGCTGCTGCTATTCTACCTTTATAATTGGCAATATCAAGATTAGACTGCTCAATTATTTTCATTGCCTGTATTAACTCAGCACTACCTGTTCCGAAATCAGCTGCTGCTGATCTCTCAAGTGAGGTAGCTTTATTGGCAATGGCTGAATATTTAATTAAATCATCAGTGCTTGTTTTTAAACTATCCTTTTGTTTTTTGACAAATTCATCTAATTGGTCATCTGTCATTTTTAACATTTGCTGTTGATAAAATTGAAAAGCTGTTAGTTCGGTAGTTGCAAATCGCTCGGCATCACTTTGTGCATTTCCAAATAATTTATTGATGCTATCCATAAAATCGGCAGTGATTACCAATGCATCGGTTAGTATTGGCTTCAGCAATGTGCCTATCTTGTTAAGAAAGCCATCCCAGGCATCGCCTAAGTTATTGACCTGACCTCCCAGAGTACCAGACACAGCAGCAGCTGCCCCGGCTACACCTTCGTAATCGCCAAGGCTAAGAATGTACTCTCTGATTGCCTCATTGGTGAACTTAGTCTGGGTTTGAACTCCTTTAAAGGTGAAGGTAACCTGATCTCCTGCTTTTTGCGCCCGGATGCCAAACTCCTTCAATCGCTCAAACTCACCTACCTGAGCATCAATGATGGCCTCGGTGAGCATGTCAAAGTTTTTACCTGTGCTGGATGCCAGATCGCCCAGCTTACGCATCTCTTCAGTGGTAGGTTTAAATCCCTGATTGGCAAGTTTGACAAAGGATGCTGTCAGCTCCTCCACCGAAAATGGAGTTGTTTTAGCAAATTCCTTTATGCCTTCCAGAGCAAGTGATGCTTGCGCTCCACTGCCTAATGTGTTTTTAAGTACTGCTGCCAGCTTTTCAAATCGGGCAGTCACATCAAATATAGCTTTGCCAAATCCAACAACAGCAGTAACAGTAAATGCACCGGCTATCATCGGCCCAAGTGGGCCAAGTTTGCTCATCATTCCACCGAGGCCACCCTGAGCTTTGTCGAATGCTCCTGATAGCTTGTTGCCGGTTTCTGTTGCCTGCTTGCTTGTATTGCTCAACTCTGTATTGAATTTCTTCATTGAGTTGTC